CCTGCATCAGTTATGGCGGTAACATGGACTATTGACTTGACAGGTCTTTAGATTTCCTATATACTATGTAAAGAAACTTTAAGGAGTGTAACATGACTGTAACAACTGAAGATGGTGGACGTACAAACATGTATGCTACTGAACCAAGAATGTATATCTCAGAGACAGATGCAGAGCGTTATAGTACTGAGACATATGCAGAAAAGGCAGAGAAATTGAATGGACGCACTGCTATGCTTGGATTTGTTGCTGCTGTTGTCTCTTATACTTTCAGTGGTAGCGTATTTTTCTTTGGAGCATTCGGATTCTGATGACTGAATTTGCCTTTACCCTGACAAGCATTGCATTTTTTGTATTGCTTTGCTACTCTATTGAAAACCTATCTGAAACTTATTGATGGAAACTTCTATTGCTGAACTCCTTACTTATTATGTAATTGGTGGGGCCCTTATCATTGGACCACCTGCAATATTCCTGATCATCGCTATGATGGCAGCACTCCAAAATACAAAAGGACGTATGGTTGGATACAAGGACCACAAAATTTATGGTAATAGTTCAATCTATGATCCAGCACCAAAGTTGCCAACAGATCAAACTAAATTCTATCTCACATTAGGAGAATAGATAAGGGAATAGTCAAAAAATATGTCTAATCCCAATCAACTCTATGATGACATGGAAAAATTGAATGATCTGTATGAAGAACTCTGTTGGAATCATGATGATGAATTAGTATTTCAAATTGAATACCTGACAGGTAAAGGTAGAATTATTATTAAAAACAAAACACAAGAGAAAAACCAATGAACGAAACTGCAGAAAAATTGAATGGTCGCTTCGCAATGCTGGGAGTAATTGCAGCAATGGGAGCATATGCACTAACTGGACAAATCATTCCAGGTATCTTTTAACACAGAGGAAAGACAAATGACTACTGAAATTATTATTCAGTTGTTTACAGGAGTTGCAATACTAGGAATTGTCTCCTCATTACTACAAGAAGATAATGAGGATGATGGTCCACCTGATGGTGGTATGATGCAACCAACATTTGAGAGGGTCTGAGAACCCTCTTTTTTATAAATATTTTTAACCTTATCCTTCACTAAAATGCTTGGCAACAAACCCAAGACAAAAGAAGAAGAAGAGAAGGACCATGATGAAGATAAGAGTGAAGTTCTTGGCAATTTAGTGAAAGTCGTAGTACTTATTTGGTCTGCTTCTCTATTAACTTTTAGCTACGTAAGACTGCCCAATGGTCAAAAGATTTTAGATTTTGATCCCACTTTTATTGCCTCTGTATTTTCTGGATCACTAGCAGCATTCGGATTAAGTCCTGCTAAGGCAGCTGTTGCTGGAGCAACTGTAAAGAAAAAGAAAGAAGAACCTGAAGTTGTTTCTGCAGTAGAACCTAAGAGCAGATAATAAGTCAGGAAGTCAGAACAGGTCTAGGTATAAAGACTTGAAAATATACTAGATAGTGTAGTTGCATAAAACTTTTATGAAGTTTATTTTTGCAGTTTTAGCTACACTATTTTTTAGTGCGCCTGCATGGGCAGTAGATGTTCAGATGGGTTATAATGGTAATCTAGTATTTGAACCAGCAGAGGTTAGCATTACTGCTGGAGAATCAGTTCACTTTATCAATAACATGCTTCCTCCTCACAATGTAATTGTTGAAGATCACCCTGAGTTAGGTCATGATGCCCTAGCAATGTCACCTGGAGAAGACTTTGAAGTTGCATTTCCTGATGAGGGTGACTATAATTACTGGTGTGGACCCCATAAAGGCGCAGGTATGACTGGAGTTATTCACGTAAACTAATGAAAATATTTTTAGATACAGCAAATGTTGAATCCATTGTGAAAGCATATGGAACAGGTCTCATTGATGGAGTGACTACAAATCCTACTTTAATCTTAGCAGGAGGTAGGACTATTGAGGATGTTACTACTGAATTGATTCAGTGTTGTCCCAATCTTGTTAGTGTATCTACAGAAGTAGTAGCAGATACTGCTACTGAAATGGTAGAACAAGGAAGAAAGTATATCCCTCTTGGTGATGCAGTCACTATCAAAGTTCCCTGCACAATAGAAGGTCTCAAAGCATGTAAGACACTTACAGATGAAGGTTTCAAAGTAAATGTCACATTAATTTTCTCAGTGACTCAAGCAATCCTTGCTGCAAAAGCAGGAGCAACTTATGTCTCACCTTTTGTAGGTAGACTCAATGACAATTCCTTTGGTGGTATTGCATTGATTCAGGCAATTGCTGAGACATATTCACTTCATAGAGTGAGAACACAAGTTCTTGCTGCTTCAGTTCGCGAAGTGAATCAAGTTGGTAGATGCTTTGCAGCAGGTGCTGACATTTGTACTATACCTCCCAAGGTATTCTGGGGAATGTATAAGCACATACTTACAGATAAAGGATTAGAGTTATTCCAAGCTGATTGGGAAACTGCTAATTTAAAAAATCAATAGGATTGATCATGAAAATTGGAATAATTGGATTGGGTTCAGTGGGAGAAGGAATGTCTCGTCGCCTCATCAAAAAAGGACATGAGGTATGGGGATATAGGAAAGACTATTCAAAAGCTGAGGAACAATATGAAAATGGATACATCAGTGGGTGTGTCACTTCTATCAAAAATCTTATCTTAGCAGTAGGATCTAGTGGTCCAGGAATTTATATGATGGTTGAACCATTTGACACAGTGGAGGAAACACTTAATGAGCTTATACAGCATTGTGGGGAAGGAGATATCATTATTAATAATTGCAATTCTGATACTAAAGATCCCAAAGAGAGGGCATTATCCATGGAGAAATTAGGTCTCCAGTATATTGACACTAGCATTGGTGGTAGTGTTTGTGGTTTGGACTATGGATATAGTCTCATGGTTAGTGGTTCAAATACTGCAGTATCCATCTGTTCTCCTCTCTTCAAATCCATCTCACCAGATGTATCAACAAGTCCTTCTATCAATCCTATGACTGGTTGGAAATATAATGGAGAATTGACTGAGGTTCATCATGTTAGGTAACATTTTACTATGGATTTCTATACCATTTGTAGTTACTACAATAATTTTTGGCTTTTATAAAGGAGAAACAGTCTATTATGAATCCGATAAGTACGATGGAAATGGAACAGCACATTAAGATGAGATATGATTTTGCTATGAGTGCATTCGCCAGAATGTATGGAGTAAAACATGTGCAATCTACACCTGGAATTGCTAGATTTTGTAAGAAGTGGGCTGAGACTGAGACTGAAGATGCACCTCACTGCACTATTGCTGAGATTAACTTTTACTTTTTAGACTTCTGGAAAGCTTGGGGAGGATACGTATGACCCACATTGCACTAAAGGCAGCACATTTTGCTTCTGCTACACTCAATAATCCCTTTGGGATTGGTACACTAAGTCTTATATTAATTGTAGTGCCTATTATTGGTATGCAACTTGTTCACAAACATGGGTGGCAGCACTGGGCACCTTTTGCTGGAAATCATAAATGAATTTTACATTAGATATGGAGGACTACACAATCATCCTCAATGCGCTTCATTATTATAAGAGAGTTGAGAAGAAAGGAAACTTTCAGCAATATGATAATGAGCGTATTAATAAGTTGAGAGATAAGATGGCATATCAGTTAATACCAAGTGCAGATAATCATTCAAAATTATAGGTATATAAATGAATCTCATACTACATCCTCATGTTAATGTTAATGACCCTGTATGGTCAGTTATCTTGTGTGTAATCATTGCTATTGGTTTGGCTCTTGGATATGTATTATACATATTAAAGATATCATATACGGAGATTAATGATGGGAGCAATGGTTCCACCAAGCAGGAAGAGTTGTTACAACTTCAGAGTCACGGAGATCAATCGTGTTCTTGACGGCGATACTATTGACGTCACCATTGATCTTGGGTTTGATCTATTCAAGAAAGAAAGAGTTAGAGTTGCAGGAGTTGATACACCAGAAAAAAGAACAAGGAATCTTGAAGAAAAGGCACTAGGATATGATGCAACTAATTGGCTCATTGAAAAACTGGATGGTGCAATTCAAGGAGAGGATGATCTTATTATACGAACTGAACTTGTTGGCGGTACTGGTAAGTATGGGCGTCTGCTTGGGTGGTTGTACGTGGGAGAAGAGACAGTATCGCTCAACGAAAGAATGATTGATGAGGGATATGCTCATGCATATGATGGAGGAACTAAAGATATGAATTTAGAAGCACTTAGAGTAATTCGTAGAGAACATGGAACTTTGGTAGAGTAATATTATGTTGAGTTTTTTATTTGTATTATCCTTTATTTGTCTTCTTTGTTATGCAATGGAGATTACTTGGACTAAAGAAAGAGGAAAATGGTAAGTTTATATATTACTGCTACTATTATTATTTTAATGGTAGCATATGCTGGATTTGAAGGGACTATGAATCTCTTCTTCTACACTTATCTACAAATTAGATTCCTTCCTTTGAGGATTAGAATAAATTTAATGAAAAGTAAACTCAGAAAAGAGCTAGATAGAGATATGAAACGCTTTATGGAGGACAAATGATTAGTCCTATGAGTTGTGTTAAAAACACAAGACAGTCTTATGATAAACAACTTGAACAGGTTATTACTGAGGTTCAAGTTCAATTTAATGATGAGCATCCTGCATGGATCCCATACACAACACTTCTTTCTATACAAAATTACAAATGCAAAAAGTAGTTAATGTCGTAGCACTATTATCTGGATTAGTTTCTCTTAGTGTTGTTGGTGGTGGTTCTTATCTTTACTTAAATAAAGATAATATTATTGATGGTGTCAAGGCTCAGATCATGGCAGCTGCTACAGAATCATTTACAGAGTCACTGCCTGCTATTTTAGATTCATCTGTTCCTGAGATCCCCAAAACAACTGGTCCTGCTATCCCAATTTTCTAAATGCTTCCTAAATCTCCTCTTAAGTGGTTTGCTATTGTAGTAGGTGGAACTGTGGCATTTGCCCACATAGGTGTCTTAGGACATCTTCTTAGTAAAGATACTGAAGTAGTGGCAAGACCTCCTACAATCAATATTCCTAATGGACCATACTCTTCCTACACTATCAAGTCAGGTAAAGATGGTTACGAGATTGAATATAGAGCAAATGATCCCAAAGTTTTGGAGTCTGAAAGATCACTTGATATGGATAAAGAGAGAAGAGGATTATTTGGAGGAGGAAGAGAGCAAAGAATTGAGAATAGAAGAGATCAATTTACTATGGATGGCACTAGGAATCTAGGAGGTGCCACATTAGATGGCGAGGGAAAGTCTGCAAAAGACATAGAGTGCATAGTGGCGGACGCTGGAGCACGGTCACAAGGTGCAATGGCAGGAACTAGTATTGCTGCTGGTATTGGTGTTCCTGCTGTGATTGGTATACCATATGTTGGATGGTTAGCAGCTGGTTGGATATCACTTTTAGGTGGTAAAGTAGGTTCTACACTTGGTTCTACAGTTGGATCAGTATTTAATGATTGCTGATGGATATACCTAACCTTAATATTCCTAATAATAATATTCTTATTGGTGATATTCGTGATTTAAATATTAATGTAATGCCTGATTGGATGAGTAATCCTCCACAGGCACTACCAATTTACCCACCCGTGACTTCACAGGTGGGTATTCCTATTGTTAATATGCCAGGGTGTGTTGAGTCTCATAGAGATAGTAGTGAGAATCAAACACTCAAAGAAGAAGATAGTGATGGTGTTCAAATATTCTGTGATGCAGGAACACCTAGTTATAATCCAATAGATTATGATCCACGTAGGTTAACTATAACCACAGAGTCTCCTCCACCTCCCCCTATTAAATCCCCAGAAACTGAAAAACCAGAGACACCAGAAGCAAAGACTGATACTCCACCACCACCTGCAAAGGCAGAGTGTCCAAGTAGAGCACAAGAATTAAAAAACCCTGTAGGAAAGATCCTAGAGGGTAATAAAAAGATTACTGGGTATGAGACAGTAGGAAAAGAATGTCTCCCTGTATTTGAAAACCTTACAATACCTGATCAGATTATCCAGAACATACCATCAGCAGGTATGGTAACTATTACCGCCTCAATTGCTGTGGTAGCGACGACCTCTGCACTGCTTGCAAAGCCTCTTGCTGATCTTCTGTTAAAGGTTGTGAAACCGACTGTGAAGAAGGTAACGAAGAAGATTGCTGCCTTACGGGGTAAGAAGCCCCCGGTACTGTCTGCAACTGAGAGGAAGGCTGCACAACGGGATCGGAACCGGGCGATAAAGATCTTACGGTCGGCACTGAAACCGAAGGGATAGAATGTCTATGTTGCATGATAGTATTGACATTATTAACTACCACATCTGCACATATTTTAAAGTAAGGACTACGTGGGTGGAAACTGATTCCTGCCTGCATTAACTGACCACAATTTTTAAGTCTTGCAATCTCAAAGTCCAAGCGTTTGTTAGCAATCATTTGTTGTTGCATTTGGATCTGAGTATCTGCTGCTTGCTTACAACGCTCTTGTAGTCCACCATCAAGAGGAAAAGAAAGTGTTGCAGATAATCCAATGCTGGTACTGTAATTTCTAGTGTCACCAGTTCTAACTGGTTTATCCCATAGTTTAGATCCAGGATTATCAGGCACACCATCACCCATCATTTCCATGGTAGTGATAGACATGTCTGCACCATCTTCATAGGCACGAACTTCTTCACCATCTGCATTCGTATAAGTTCTATCATCATAATGATCTGACCAAGGCCAGTTCTTTACTACCTTTTGGGTTTCTACCATCTGACCTTCAAAGTCTCTGTTATCATACTGTGGTTCATAATAGTAGGTCTCAAATGGATCCTTCTCATTACGGGCATGAGTAAGAAATGGTGTTATGTTAGCAGTTGGACCCTGACAAGCAATTCCATTACCATATTGGTTAGTAATGTATGGACCTTGCAATACCTGTATAGCCTGGTTGGTTACTGATCCTGATGAATTAGCTATTGGGTTTGCAGTTGCACTTACACCACCCACATCCGCAGCGCGAGCAATACCAGGAGATAAGATGCAAAGCAACATAATACTAGCAACGGATTTTTTTGTTCCATTTACTGAGTGAAAATTGAAGTTGTATCGGTTACGCTGGTAACCTCTGTGGTTCTTTGTATCACTGTTTGATTTGTTACACCCGGTCCCATGTAGGTCTGAGTGAACTGGAATGCTGCTCCTGGTTCTTTGATTGTGAAACTCTGTCCATTTAAGTTTAGACCAGAGCTGGCGCTTGTTACTTGCCCCTCTGTTCCTCCTAATGGATTCACTATCACTGAGTTTGTAGTTGGGTTGGGACTTAGAGATTGTCCCCCATTGGTCACGTTTGTGCCAGATACTGAATATTGCCATCCTGTTGCATAATCTATAGAGTTAATAGTTTCAGTCACCTTTGATGTTGTCTCTGTGTGGCTCGTCATGGATCCCTGTGTGAAGTTTGGGACCACGGGAACTGCCTGGGCAGGAGCAAGTGTGACAAATGCACCCACCGCACTCAAGACATACCAAAGAATTTTAATAGTCTTTGGAGAAGTCATGATTTTTGACCTCCATTTATTTAGTGTAGAATTGAGAGTTCACTTACGAACTGACCTGTAGCATTTGTACCAGCTCCACCAGCCGTTATTGTGAGAGCACCCGTAGTAGCAATAGTACCTGCTAGAGAACCAGCAGTTCCTGCAGCAGTAGAAGTAATGTTTCCAAAGTTTGCTACAGCACCAACAGCTGGTGCAGAAGTTGGGATTGCATCACCTTGTGTGAAAGCAGTGCTATAAGAGAATGCTTCTCCGTTAGTTGCTGAAAGTTGATTTGCTGAAATCGTTCCAGGAGAATATACTCCAGCAGTGATTGTGCCTGTTGAAAGCATACCAGCAGTTGTTCCGTCAGAGGTGCCAACATTTGTCCCACTAATAGAGTAGGAATTTCCTAACCTTGTGACGTTAGTAGCAGCAGCATCAACGGTTAACTGAACACTAGAAGATATTTTATGCGTAAGAGCACCTGCATTTGCTGAAGATGCCGTCATCAATAACATACCAAAAATTAATAGAGTTTTTTTCATCTATACTTGGCATACTTATACTTGGCTATTTAGAGACTAGCAATTTTATCAACATGTTTTTGTATCTTGACAAACAATATTCATCTTTTTAAAACTACGTTAAATATGTTTATACCCTTTTGTATAAAAATGGCAGACAAAGAACTCTCTGAATTTAAAATAGAGAGAATCGAGTGCCCAAGATGTGGAGCAACATGGTTAAATGGTCAACATTATTGGAGCACTGGAGTCACAGGTGATCCTGAAACTCTATCAAATCTTGTATGTGGAATGGTAGAAGACCCTAGATGCATTAATCCTTCACATAAAAAAGGACACATCTATGGTGAAAAAGATACATGGGAAAAAAGATCTAAATTTATTAACAACTGGACAGAGGAAAGAAATGCCTAGAGGAAGATTGACCAAGACTGATATGGAAGCAAAAGTTTTTAAAATTTATAATGAACTTGATACTGAAACTTGTCCACAAGAATACAAAGGACTTGCTAAACAATACCTATGGAAGGTGATGGATACTATCAAAGAGTATAGCCAATAGATACGAGATATAACTTATCTTTCATCCAGGACAAACCTAGTCTATATGTAATTGTCTATTTTGTCAAACCATTTTTTGAACTGGTACAGGGGGGTTGACGAATCTTCTAAAATGACCTATTATAAATAAGTCAGCAAGTCAAGGATTCAACACAATCCTTTACTGTTTGTAACACCCCTTCAACCAAGACCTATAGGGTGTCTAAACACGTCTTTCATATCCTTGCCTTAGGGTGGCGAGGAAAT